GCCGCAGGGATTACAACGATAGCGTTTGGGACGTTGTGTACACTTTAGTTGGCGGAGTAGCTGCAATGGTAGGTAAATTATTCTTTACCTTATGAAAGCGGTATTGGAGTTCACACTCCCCGACGAGGAGGTTGAGTTTATGGAAGCCGTCAACGGAGGGATGTTTAAGCACGTCCTTTGGCAGTTAGACCAAAAGTTGCGCTCTAACTTAAAGTACGGAGAGCTGCCGCCAGACGAATACAAATGCTACGAAACGATACGCAAAGATTTGCATTCGCTACTTAACGCAAATAATCTTACCATAGAATGAAAACCCAAATCCAAGAGCTGATTGCCCTTTACAGGATGCTGGACGAAATCACTCAAATAATCGAATCGGAGAATAGCGGTTTATCAGCAGAGCAGCGATTGAGTGAGATTGAAGTAACAATAAAAAAACTATTTCAAAACATTTAAGACCAAATAGAAATGGATGCAAAAGTATTAGACGTTTGTTGCGGCCCAAAGGGAATGTGGTTTAACAAGCACGATAAAAGAGTATTGTATCTTGACAGAAGAAATGAGGAGTATGACATCGCCCCAAATGCGGCATACCCGAATGGGTGCGTGCTAAAAATAAGTCCTGATATCGTTGGTGACTTTACAGATATAAAACAAGCAGACAACTCGTTTTGGCATATTGTTTTTGACCCGCCCCATATTCCGCAAAAGAATCCAAATGCGTTATTGACTAAACAATACGGCTCTCTTTCAGGTGAATGGAAAGATATGTTGAGAAAGGGATTTCAAGAGTGCTTTAGAGTTTTGAAACCAAATGGTACGCTTATTTTTAAATGGAACGAATGTAGGGTTCCTGTAAAAGAGATATTAAAGTTGACCCAACATAAGCCATTGTATGGCCATAAATCAGGAATTAAGATGCAAACGCATTGGATTGCATTTATAAAAGATTAAACACCAAAGAGAAATGACGCCAGTTGAAGAATTATTCCGTTTGCTTTGGGACACGCCCAAGGATAAGTTCACTTGGTTTACTATTCGTAAACAAATTATGGAGAAAGAGAAAGAGGTTATTGTTAATGCTTATATAGATGGCTTGGGCATTGAACCGTATGAGGTCTATTCCAAGCAACAAGCGGAACAATACTACAACGAAAAATTTAACAACGAAAAGTTCTAAAATGAAAGAACAATTTATGCGGATAGCAATGGCTCGCTTAAAGTCCATCTATCCTTTTAAGCCACAACGCAGAGCAGTAGCAGCAAAGATGTGGGTTAAGTTCTTGGAACGGCAATGAAGAACCATACAAAGGTTTACCTAAAAGCAATGGGGTTGTCCGCTGTGGAATTTATCCCTTGCGAGGTTTGCAATCGTAGAGCTGTTGACATTCACCATATCGAACCCCGTGGTATGGGAGGTAGTAAACTTATGGACACTCCAGAGAACTTAATGGCGTTGTGCCGGGAGTGCCACCACGAAGCCGACTTTGGTGTTGAACTATCCAAGGACTTCTTAAAAGCTGTACACCTAAAAAAGCTAAACAAATGATTCATATCATTACGCCCTGCTCACGCCCGGAGAATCTTTCAACAATCAAGCAAACCATTCCAGAGGATTGCAGTTGGACGGTAGTCGTTGACGAGAAAGCAATAGGCGATTTCCCAAACGGAATTACCTACCTACGTCCTAACGTATCCGGTAGTTGGGGGCATCCACTACGGAATGTCGGTATGGAGTTTATATTGGCGTTAAAGGCCAAAAGAGGCGATTACATATACTTTCTCGACGATGATAACATAATTCACCCGGATTGGTACGAGGCCGTTAAAAACGAGTTTTACCCAGTTATCACCTGGGGGCAAGTATTTAAGAATGGCCACCCAAGATTACACCCGACTAAAGAGCCAAGAGTAGGCACAATCGATACCGCCTCGTTTATGGTTCGTTGCGATGCTATTGGTGAAGTAAGATTCGGAAACGAATACGAAGCAGATGGATTGTTCGCTCAACAAATGGCTAAGTGGAATGTAAACACGCTCGATGCCTACCTTTGTTACTATAACTATTTGAAATGAAAGTCCTTTGCATTGGTGACCCGGATTCCGGGGTGGTGTACCACCGGATTTACAAGCCCTTCACTCTACTCAAGGAGAAAGGGCTTTTAGATTTTCAGATAATTAACTATAGACATCCAATTCCTGAGGGCGATTGGGAAGGAGTTACTCACGTTATCTTTTCCCGTGCGCTGCCGTTTACCGGAGAATCTTTTTCTAACTTCTTTGCTATCTGTAAAGCGCTGGGCAAGAAGGTTATCATTGATAACGACGATTGGTGGCACCTGGCATTAGACCACCCCTCAAAAGCAACATACGATAAAATAAACTTATCAGGAAGGATAGTAAACTCTATGTACTTTGCGGATGAGGTTTGGACAACCCAAAAGTATTTAGCAGATAAAATCAAGAAGGTAAATAGAAACGTACATATTATCCCAAACGGATTAGACCCTTCCGACCCGCAATGGCAAATTACCCGCCAGGAAGCAGACGAAGTACGGTTCGGTTACGTCGCCGGCATATCCCACCTTCCAGACCTTTTGCAAAATAAGATAGACCTTTCCCCTTACGAATCCTACGTTGCTGACCTTGGTGGATACCCACAAGCTGCAAAAGCAAGATTCGCATTAGAAACAAAATCCCCAGAGGAATACGGACAACTTTACCAAATGTTTGATGTTGCATTGGCTCCGTTATTGCCAAGTGAGTTTAACCGCTGCAAATCAAATCTTAAAATGGTAGAAGCAGGGTTTGCTGGTTGTGCGTTAATTGTAAGTGATGTAGCACCGTACTCTAAACACCTAACGGATAAGAACTGCATCGCTGTAAAACATAACGGCGATTGGAATAAGGCAATTAAATACCTACACGAGAACCCAAACAAAGCCGGGGATATTGCCCTGACCCTTCACGAGGATATGACCACGAACTTTAATATACACGATTTTAACGATATTAGATTAGAGCGTTTATGCAAATAGTACCAATTACCCAAGTGGTTCCCAATACGAGCAACCCACGAATTATCAAAGACGATAAGTTCAAGAAGCTCGTAAAATCAATCCAGGAGTTCCCGCAAATGCTTGAGCTGCGCCCTATCGTTGTAGATGCAAATATGGTAGTCCTTGGTGGTAATATGCGCTTAAAGGCGTGCAAAGCCGCTGGGCTTAAAGAAGTGCCGATTGTTATTGCCGATAAGCTAACGGAGGAGCAACAAGCGGAGTTCATAATCAAAGACAACGTAGGGTTCGGAGAATGGGACTGGGACTTATTAGCGAATGAATGGGATGCTGCCTCAATTACCGATTGGGGACTTGATATTGGTGGCTTCGACTTAAAGGCAGAGGAATAAGTCCCCGTTCCAGCAAATGACCTTCACCCTTGCGGATGAGCAGGCAGAGCAAATAAAGAATGCAATCGCAGATATTAAAGCAACAGACGATTACAAATACTGCGAAACCTTCGGGAATGAGAATAGCAATGGCAACGCTCTCTACTTAATTATTATGCAATGGGCAGAGCAAAAGAAATAATCGTTAAGGTAATACCCTCCAAGATTGCCAACGAGTTTGTAAAGAAGTACCACTACTCCGGGAAGGTGGCACCAAACTCAAAAATACACTTTGGGGCTTTTCTTGATGATAAATTACACGGGGTGTTAAGTTTTGGAAGCCCTATGGATAAATCAAAAGTTTTACACATCGTCAATCCGTGTTTATGGAATGAGATGCTTGAACTTAACAGAATGGCTTTTGATGACTACTTGCCAAAGTATTCCGAGAGCCGTTGTATTGCAGTCAGCATACGATTAATAAAAAAGAACGCCCCGCATATTAAATGGATACTTTCATTTTCTGATGGAATTAGTTGCGGTGATGGTACAATTTATAGGGCAAGTGGTTTTAATTTGATACAAATAAATAACAACACCGATATGTGGCGATTGCCAAACGGGGAAATAATTAGTGGCAACACTTTGCGACAAAGTGGTTACACAAGTTGGCTAAAACCTTTTATTAGTGTTGATAAATTTAACGAATTAAGAAAAGGCAAAAGCAGCAGCGTTCACGTATTAAGATACATAAATGCTGAAAAATTAAAGGGTAACCAATTAAAATATATTTATTTAATAGACAAGTCTTGCACTATAACCGTACCAATAATTCCTTTTAGCAAAATAGACGAACTTGGAGCTGGTATGTATAAGGGTCAAAAAATAACCCTCCAAGAGAGGAGGGCTACTTTGAGCGAGGAGGTCGATTCGAACGCCACTTCTTAATTGGAGTATTAAGCGTGCAACCATTACACTTTCCTCGCAGTTGAAACAAATATAAAACAAAGATATGATATGGACAAAACTGAACAGCATAAAAAGGCAATGCTCGATGCATTGGAAAAATCCCTCGGAGTTGTAACCTCGGCTTGCAAGACGGTAGGCATTGGGAGAACTACGCATTACCTTTGGATGGATAGCGACCCCGAATACAAAGCAGCAGTCGATTCACTATCAGACGTTGCCCTTGACTTTGCTGAAAGCCAGTTGCATAAACAAATAAAGGACGGTAATTCAACCGCTACTATTTTCTTTCTTAAAACCAAAGGTAAGAAGCGTGGTTATGTAGAACGGCAGGAGTTAGACGTATCTACGGGCAAGATGTTCCAAATAGAAGTTCTTGGCAACGATACAGACCAATAAGGTATTTAACCACCTAATCAAAAGCGATAAGCGTATTATCGTTGAGCAAGGCGGTACACGGAGCGGGAAAACTTACAATATCCTGCTCTGGCTTATTTTTTATTACACCGAACGCAACACAGCCAAGACCATAACCATTTGCCGTAAGTCGTTCCCGTCCCTGCGGGCTTCGGTTATGCGGGACTTCTTTGATATTTTGCGTGAACACGATTTATACCGGGAGGACTTCCATAACAAGTCCAGCCACGAGTACCACCTTAACGGTAACCTTGTTGAGTTTATATCGTTAGACCAACCTCAAAAGATACGGGGCCGCAAACGGAACCTACTTTACATTAACGAGGCAAACGAATTGTTTTACGAGGATTGGCAGCAGCTTATCTTTCGTACCGATGGGCGTATTATTCTTGACTACAACCCTTCCGAATCTTTCCATTGGATTTATGATAGGGTAATACCCCGTGAGGATTGCGACTTTTACCAAACCACCTACCGGGATAACCCGTTCCTTGACGAGAAGATTAAGCAAGAAATTGAACGGCTACAATACACCGACGAAGACTATTGGCGTATCTACGGCTTAGGTGAGCGTGGTATGTCAAGAGCAACCGTTTTCCAATTCGGAACGTCTGAAATCCCGCAAGAAGCAAAACTATTATCCTATGGACTTGACTTTGGTTTTACAAACGACCCGTCTGCAATCGTGGCAATCTACCAGCACGGTGAAAATCTTTACTTGGACGAGTTGCTCTACCGAACCGGAATGACAAACCGTGACCTCCACCACCACCTACAATCGTTAGGACTTGACCGTAGGGACGAAATCTTTGCGGATAGCGCAGAACCGAAATCAATCGAGGAACTGCACCGATTCGGCTGGAACATTAAGCCAACAGCCAAAGGGCAGGATTCAATTAACGCAGGTATTGATATACTGAAACGGCATAAGATATTTGCAACAGCACGGAGCAACAATCTAATTAAAGAGCTTCAGAACTACAAATGGACGGAGGACAAGAACGGAAACCTGCTTAATAAGCCAATAGACGTTATGAATCACGCCCTCGATGCGGCACGTTATGCTGTGTTTAATAAACTTTCTAAACCAAACTACGGTAGGTATTCTATCCGTTGAGTTATTTATCTATGGAACTTAAATTAGTAGTACCAACTTCGCTTGACGAAATCACGCTCGAACAATACCAGCGCTTCGCTCGTATTGAAGGAGAGGGTGAGTTCAAACAAATGAAGATGCTTGAAATCTTCTGCGGGGTTCCGTTTTCAGAGCTACCGAATGTCCGCTTGGTAGATGCTGTAAGCGTATTGGAACGCCTGACTAAGACCCTATCCGAGAAACCCGGATTGACTAAATTCTTTCAACTCAACGAAGTTAAATACGGATTCATTCCAGCACTTAACGAAATTTCCCTGGGTGAGTTTGTCGACCTTGATTCGTACCTATCCGATTGGGCAACTATGCACCGTGCAATGGCTGTACTATACCGCCCGGTCGTAAAGGAGAAAGGTGAGCGTTACGATATTGAGAAATACGCAGCAACAGACGAACGAGACGAAATAATGAAACAGATGCCCGCTTCGGTAGTGCTTGGGGCGCTGGTTTTTTTTTATCGTTTAGGGAACGTATTGGCAGCGCATACCCTGCGC